GGCGATGTCATTCCAGTAATTGCTGTTAAAAAAGGCATGATGGTTATGAATGCAGGTATTGAGGTTGATACTGCCTCTGATGGTTCTACTCTTACAGTAGACTTAGGCATGATTGCCGCTGAAGATTTCGTTGATGGTTTTGACGGAACTTCTGCAGCAGGTGTTGTAGCACAGAACCCAGCAGCTTATTCTCCACGAATGGCTGTTGCGGATGACAACATTGACCTTAAACTGGTTACACTTTCAGGTGGTGCAGTTACTACTGGTAAACTGCGTATCTGGGCTGTAATCATGGATTGCACTGACGAAGGTGACTTGACTGCTCAAGAAGTAGCACGTGACGTTGCTTAAAGACTAACGTAAGGGGGCAGGGCAACTTGCCCCTTTATATCTCTGCTCATTTAAGGATTTGTAATGGCGTATGATTATTTAGACATCACTAACGAAGTAATTGCTCGTATGAATGAAGTTGTCTTGACTGCTGCTAATTTTACAACAGCTAGAGGATTTCAAATTCAGTGTAAGAATGCAGTAAACGATGCCATTAACTACGTCAATCAAAGAGAGTTTGGTTGGCCTTTTACGCATGTAACACAAACAGAAACTTTAGTTGCAGGACAAACTAGATACACTGCTCCTACTAATACACAATCAATTGATTATGATACTTTCCGTATTAGCCGCGATGAAACACTAGCTGTTGCTGGTAATACTCTACGCATTATTGACTATAAAGAATATACACAAAAATATATTAATCAAGAAACCACTACTAATGTAGGCAGTGTTCCTAAGTTTGTATTTAGAACACCCGATAATAATTATGGATTGTTTCCGTATCCAGACAAAGCATACGAATTAAAGTACGAATACTTTATTAAACCTACTGCACTAGCTGCAGCTACAGATGTTCCACTTATTCCAGAACAGTTTAGACAGGTTATAGTTGACGGTGCTACTGCTTACTCATATCAGTATCGGGGTGAATCACAACAATATGGTATTAACTTTGCCCGATTTGAAGATGGCATTAAACAAATGCAAACACTGCTTCTAAACAGAGCAGACTATGTACGGTCTACTTATATACCTTATTCTCAAGGGTATGGCATTAACGCAGGATTTTAAGGTGATAAAACATGGCAGATGAAACTGGCCTTAATCCGTTTGTATTCGCGTGTCAGGGTGGGCTGGTTCTTGACCAATCAACTTTTGCTATGCAGCCCGGAATGGCACTTGAACTAACTAACTTTGAGCCTGATATTCAAGGTGGGTATAGACGCATTTCTGGTTACGCCAAGTGGAACTCTAATATTGTACCACAAGATGCTAGTGCATCAGAAGCTGTACTTATGTCAGCTTACTTTAAAGGCAATATCATTGCTGCACGAGGTGGTAAAGTACATAAGGGTGGCACTACAGGTAGCTGGACACAGATTGACACAGGCCGAAGTAACGCTGGCGTATATACTTTCTTTAGATATACATTAGGTGGTACAGACTTTATTGTTTGGGCAGACGGTGCTAATCATGCATCTAAGTACGATAACAGTACAGTAACTGACATTAACGCCACAGGCGCACCTGCTGACCCTAAGTTTGTTACAGGTTACAAAAATGCTCTTTTCTTTGCTGGTATGTCCAGTAACCCGCAGGAATTAGTATTTACCGCACCGTATACAGATACAGACTTTAGTACCGCTAATGGTGCTGGTAGTATCAACGTAGACAGTAACATAACTGGTTTGTTTCCGTTTCGTGATTCACTATTTATATTCTGTGAAGAACGCATATTTAAATTAGTAGGTAACACTATTGCTGATTTTGTATTGCAGCCTGTGACACGAGAGATAGGTTGTCTTAACGGTAGAACAATTCAGGAATTTGGTGGAGATATAATCTTTCTTGGTCCTGACGGATTACGTACTGTCGCTGGTACTGCAAACATTGGTGACGTTGAACTTGGTACAATCAGCCGACAGATACAGGAACGCTTTGCTGGTGTATCAGATGTAGACGAATTTAGTTCTGTAGTTATTCCAGATAAAACGCAGTACCGTATTTTCTTTTCTAACTCAAATACAGTACGTTCAAAGACTGCAGGAGTTATATGTGTAAGAAAAGATAACAGTTTTGAATTTGCTGATATCTTAGGTATACGCCCTAGTAGCACAGACTTTATTACGGTTAGTGGTGAAAGCATTGTAGTACACGGTGAGTTTGATGGTTTTGTATATCGTCAAGAACAGGGCAATGACTTTGACGGTAATAATGTAACAGGTAAGTATCGTTCACCTGATTTGACTATGGGTGATGCAGGTATACGTAAATCGTTTCAACGAGTAATTATTAACTACGCACCAGAAGCAGCCGTTAACGCAGACTTATTTGTTAGGTATGATTATGAAGCACCTAATGTGGCAAGACCCGCAGCCTACCCATTTGACACAGCTACCGCTGTAGCTATTTACGGTTCATCACTATATGGTACAGCTACCTACGGTGGACAGTCAAACCCATTAGTAAGACAGCCAATTGAAGGTAGTGGATTTGCTGTAGCACTACGAGTTAACGATAGAGGCACTTCAGCCCCCTACTCATTAAAAGGATTTCAGCTAGAGTTCCAAGCTGACGCAAGGAGATAATAAATGGCAGGTTATACTAGACAGTCAAGTTTTGCTGATGGCGATATTATCACCGCAGCAGACAGTAATGACGAGTTTAACCAACTACTAAGTAGTTTTAGTAATACAACAGGTCACAAGCATGATGGTACAGCCGCTGAAGGTCCCGTCATTGGTTTAATTGGAGACCCCGGTGTAGCCACTCCGCTAAACAAAGTGGTAGTTGATGATACAAATAATCAAGTTGAATTTAATATTGATGTATCGGGTGTATCTACAGAACAGTTTATAGTTAAAGATGGTGTCATTGAGCCTACAACTAACAACGATATTGATTTAGGTTCTAGTTCTAAAAAGTTTAAAGATTTAAATCTAGCTGGCACAATGAGTGTTTCAGGTACAGTTACTTTACCGGGCAATGTAATTGTGTCAGGTACTCTTGGTGCAGATTTAATTCCAGATGGTGATAACACTCGTGACATTGGTAGTTCTAGCGCAGAGTGGAAAGACTTGTACCTTGATGGTACAGCAAATATTGATAGCCTTGTTGCTGATACAGCAGATATTAACGGCGGTACAATTGATGGTGCGGTGATTGGTGGTAGCACTGCTGCTGCTATTACTGGTACAACAGTCATAGCTAATACCAGCATTAACATTGCAGGTGATGGTGCTACTGTAACAGGCATTAAAGACGAAGACAATATGGCATCTAACAGTGCCACGAAGCTGGCTACTCAGCAGTCAATTAAAGCTTATGTAGATGCGCAGGTAACTGCACAGGACTTAGACTTTGCAGGTGATAGTGGCGGCGCACAAAACGTAGACTTAGATAGTCAGTCTCTTACCTTTACAGGTGGTACAGGTATTGACACTACTGGCTCTGCCCAGACTGTAACCTTTGCTATTGAC